AAAGGACACCTTGACCTATTAAAAGAAGCAAAGAAAATGGGTGACCATCTATCGGTAGGTCTTAATAGTGATGAGTGGTTAACCAGAAAGAAGGGGTCACCCTTTATGTCAACATTTGATAGAATGGATATGTTGATGGAATTGCAATGTGTTGACCATGTAGTTCCCTTCAATGATGATGACGATACTGCTAAAGCTTTTATAGAACAAGCAATTGCTACATGGGGAATAGACCACAAGTTTGTATTTGTGAATGGTGGTGACAGGACAGAAGATAATATTCCAGAGATGGAACTGCGAGAAAAGTTTTCTCATGCTCATTTGGAGTTTGCTTTTGGTGTTGGTGGAGAAAAATCATATTCTAGTAGTTCGGTAAACAATGTAGAAAGAATCTGGGGCGACTATAAAATTATTCACGCGGAACCAACAGCCAAGGTAAAAATATTGAATATTGATGTCAATAAAAAGATTAGTTATCAAAGGCATTTTTATCGTGGAGAAATATGGCATGTCGTAAATGGTCAGGCAATGATTAAAACCAGTAAAGGTAACCCAGCAAATTATGAGTATGAGTACTTGACTTCTGGTCAACACTTCAGTATAATACCATACGAGTGGCATCAAATAACAAATGTGGGTACTGAACCCCTAAAGATAATTGAAATACAACATGGTTCTTATGTCGAAGAAGATGACATAGAACGAGAGGAGATAATGCATTGACAAGAGCAAGATGGAAAAAAGGAGTTAAGGCAAGAAGACAGGTTGCATTGGATAACTTGTTGAAGTCTAAGTTTACTCCAAAAGAGATTAAGTCTGGTAAGAAAATGGTTGAGCGTTCTGAGGAAACTTGGAATAAGAACCGCGATTATCAGATTGAAGTTTTACAAAAGAGGATACAAAATGGGTGAGTTTTTATGGGTAGAGAAATATAGACCCCAAACTATTTCAGAATGTATTTTACCAGATGGTTTGAAAAAAACTTTCCAAGAGTATGTGGATGCTGGTGAAATATCCAATATGCTTTTATGTGGCACAGCTGGTACAGGTAAGACCACGGTGGCGAGAGCACTTTGCAATGAACTTGGTTGTGACTATATTGTTATCAACGGTTCGGATGAAAGTGGTATTGATGTATTGCGTACCAAGATAAGAGACTTTGCAAGTACAGTCAGTTTTGAAAGTAAGGCGAAGGTTGTTATCCTAGACGAAGCAGACTATCTAAATCCAAACTCAACGCAACCAGCACTTAGAGCTTTTATTGAAGAGTTTTCTGGCAATTGCAGATTTATTTTCACATGCAATTTCAAGAATCGAATCATCGAACCTCTTCACAGTAGAACATCTGTTATTGATTTTAAAATTGATAAGAAAGATAGACCAGAGATGGCACAGAAGTTCATGGGAAGGATGCAGTATATCCTAACACAAGAAGGTATTCCATACGAACAGAATGTTCTCGCGGAACTATTGATGAAACACTTCCCAGACTATCGTAGGGTTATTAATGAACTCCAGAGGTATTCTAAGAGTGGTTCTATTGATAGTGGTATCCTAAGTAACATCGCTGAGATAAACACCAAGGAATTGATTGACAGTCTCAAGGATAAAGATTGGAAGAAGATGAGACAATGGGTAGTCAACAATGTTGACAATGACCCACAAGGTGTCTACAGGAAGGTCTATGACTCTCTTATCGATAAGGTAAAACAAGTACCCCACTTGGTACTATTGATTGCTGATTACCAGTACAAGAGTGCATTTGTGGCAGACCAAGAGATTAACTTGACCGCGTGTCTAACTGATATCATGGCGAGTGTAGAATTCAAATGATTGAAGGATTAGGTGAACCAGTAAAGACCTATGATGCTGAAGAGTTTAAGGTAAAACAAAAAGCAATTAGTCCTTTTGATTTTGCTAACAGTATCAACTACACCAAAGAGGATTTGATTGTAGATGATTGGTCTGAGAAACAGTACAATGCGTTTATCGTGAACAAGTCATTGTCTCATGGTATCGATACGGTTGTGGCAGCTAATGAAATGAATTCTAGACCACACTTAGATGCAAAATTACAGTATGATTTTTTGCGTGGTTTTGTTCGGAAGAAGAAAAGATTTAACAAATGGTTGAAACCAGAGAAAGAAGAACATCTGGAAATAGTAAAGGAATACTTTGGTTATAGTAATGTTAGAGCCCAAGAAGCGCTCAGATTATTGAGCGAAGCAGATATAGAGGCGATGAAGGGGTTACTTAAGCGGGGTGGAAAATAGTAAAACCATAAATACTTTCATATTAATTAACAAAATTATGAAGGTATTATCATGGTGGATGATTTTTTTGACATTGATTTCCCAGACTACAAACCAGTAGAAATTTTATTAGAGAACGAAGACGATTTTTTAAAGGTTAGGGAAACTTTGTCTAGGATTGGAGTGGCATCAAAGAAAGACAGGACTTTATATCAGTCATGCCATATTCTCCATAAACAAGGTAGATATTTTATAACTCATTTCAAGGAACTTTTTGCTCTGGACGGCAAAGAGGCGGACTTGACTGAGAACGATTTAAAAAGAAGAAACGCAATCGCCAAATTGTTAAAGGATTGGGGTTTAGTTAAACTTATTGACGAATCGATTGAAGACGATATGGCTCCTATGAGTCAGATAAAGATTTTGTCCTTTAAAGAGAAGGATGAATGGACGCTCGTTACAAAATATAATATCGGGCGAAAACGATAACCTTGGCAACAGGAGAAGGTAGTGAAGAAAAAACTGATTATCTTAGCGATAGTCTTAGGTTTTATGTTTGTACCTATTGAAGTATTTGGAAAAGAATTTTTTATGATTTCGGCCCTTGTTTTTTAAAAAAGAGTACCCAGATCATATAAATATAGTAGTAGATGCTCGGGTGAGGTCTACACTTTAACTCGCTTAATAAAGGAGAAAAATTATGAACACATTAAGCACACAAGCGCATTGGGACAGTCTAGTCTCAGCATTTCCACAAATAAGAAGACAATTCGTAGGGTTTGATAGAGTATTTGATTTACTCAATCATAACTTTGAAACGAATGTCCAAAACTTTCCACCTTTCAATATCGAAAAACTCGATGAAGAGAATTATGAAATTCAAATAGCTCTCGCGGGATTCCAAGAGGAAGATTTGAATATAGAAGTGAAAGAAGGAAAACTTACTGTAGAAGGTAACCAAGAACCCGATGAGAAAATCGAGTTTGTTCATCAAGGAATTGCTCAAAGGAAATTTAGAAGGACATGGAGTTTAGCAGACACAGTTGTTGTCAAAGGTGCTAAACTTGTTGATGGCATTCTTAAAATTTCTTTGGAGAATCAAATCCCAGAGGAAAAGAAACCTCAAACAATTAAGATAAAAACTAAATAAATAGTTTTTAACAGGGGGGCATTTTGCCCCCCGATTTGAAAAGGTAATAATTATGGCAAAAAAAAGTGATAAGAAAGTAGTAGAAGAAGTTAACATGGACATTCCGCCTCACGAGGTGGAACAAGAACAGCCTCAAGACAACAGACAAATCTGTGGTCTCAAGTGTGCTGGTATGGAAGAGTTAATTTGTTATCTAGAAAAAGATGATGCTGGTGGTAGATATCAAATCTCTAATCCAGCTATCATAAGATACATTCCCACGGAAGGTAATCCCAATAAGATGAAGATTGCATTTATTCCGCAGTCTCCAGCAAGTACAGGCATTCTTTTTGTACCCTACGCGAAGTTAGAGTACATTTACCAACCGAAAGAAGAGTTGGTGAGAGAGTGGGTCACTAAATTCACACATACAGATGTAACTAGCATGAAGAAAAAACCAAAATTTCAAGGATAATGCTTGACTTTTGATACACATTCGTGTATACTGTATTTAAATTGAAATTAGGTTTTTATTATGTCTAACTTTTACACATATGCGTGGCAATATGGAAATTCTATTCTTACTCGCGGAGTAAGGAATGGGAAGCGTTTTACCGAAAAACATCCATTTCAACCTACCTTATATGTTAGAAGTAATGAAGAATCTGAATTCAGAAATATTGAAGGTCATTATTTAAAACCAATCCAGTTTGGTGACAATAGTGACTGTAAAGAATTCCTAGACAAATATTCCAAGGTAGATAATTATCCTATCTATGGTCAAACTGATTTGACCTATCAGTATTTGTCTTCTATGTATCCGCAAGATATTGAGTTTGACCTCAGCAAGATGCGGATTTTCTCAATTGATATTGAGACAACTGCTGAACATGGATTCCCAGATACAGAGAACCCTATTGAAGAGGTTCTTCTTATTACACTCGTAGACAACTACACCAAAGAAATATTTACTTGGGGTTCTGGTGAGTGGAAGCCTGGCGAAGAAACAAAAGACCTCAATGTCACTTACACTTATTGTTCCGATGAGTATGACTTGTTGGAAAAATTCATGACATGGTGGGCCCAAGATTATCCCGATGTAGTTACTGGGTGGAACCTAGAACTATTCGATATGCCATATTTGGTTGGTAGAATTGACCGAATGTTCGGCAACAACGCGAAGAACAATCTCAGTCCATATGGGATGACTAGGAAGAAAGTCATCAAGGGTCACAACAACCGTGAATTGTTGAAGGTTGATATGAAAGGTATCATTCAACTTGACTACATGGACTTATATAAAAAGTTTACTTACACTTTCCAAGAGAGTTATCGACTTGATTATATTGCCGAGGTAGAACTCGGTAAGAAGAAACTGGAAAGTGGATACGAAACATTCCGCGAGTTCTATGAGAATGATTGGAATCGATTCATTGACTACAACATCATCGATACTGTTCTGGTTGACGAACTCGATGACAAGATGAAATTCTTGGAACTAATTATCACAATGGGATATGACTGTAAATGTAATTACAATGATATCTTTTCATCTGTGAGAACTTGGGATTGTTTGTTATTCAATCATTTACTTGAAAAGAACATTATGATTCCTCAAAAGAAGGAACACTTCTCTAAGGGATTTGCTGGTGGTTATGTGCAAGACCCGAAGGTGGGTAAGTATAAGTGGGTTGTGTCAGTTGATGCGACTTCCCTGTATCCATCTATCATCATGCAACATAATCTATCACCAGAGATGCTGGCAGAGGGACATAAACCTCTTGATTGTACAGTTGATACTATTCTGGAAAGAAAACATTCAACTAAAAAGATGAAAGAGGCAGACCTGTCGATGGCAGCCAACGGATATCTTTTTGGTAGAAGTTCTCAAGGATTCATGGCAGAGATTACTCAAAAGTTTTTTGATGATAGGCAGAAGTACAAGAAACTTATGAAGAAAGCGGAACAGGATTTTGAAGATACCAAGAATCCAGAACTCAAGAAAGATATTGCGAAGTTCAACAACTTCCAGATGGCAAGAAAGATTCAATTGAACTCTCTCTTTGGTGCGATAGGTAATAAGTGGTTCAGATATTTTGATGAGAGAATCGCGGAAGCAATTACATTAACTGGTCAGCTAATCATTCGTGATACTGGTAAGGCAGTTGATGAGTTTCTAAACAAGTTTCTTGGTACAGAGGATGTAGAGTATTCTTTCTATACTGATACCGATAGTTGTTATGTAACTCTTGATAAGATGGTGGAAGACCATCTACAGGGTAAATCTCGTGATGAGATTATTAATATTCTTGATAATTTTGTTGAGAACAAATTAGAACCAGCAATTAATGGTAGGATGGTGGAACTTGGTGAGTACATGAATGTATTCCAACCTAAGATATTCTTTAAACGCGAGGCGATTGCGGATACTGGTATCTGGGTTGCAAAGAAAAGATACGCATTGAATGTATGGGACAATGAAGGTGTCCGATACAAGGAACCCAAACTCAAAGTGATGGGTCTGGAGATTGTAAGGTCTTCTACACCAGCACCAGTTAGGGAAAGTCTCAAACAGGCAGTTGAGTTATGTTTGAACAAGGATGAAAAAGAATTACAGGATTTTGTTGAGGATACATGGCAGGCATTTAGTAAGATGTCTCCAGAAGAAATTGCCTTCCCACGCGGATGTAACAACATTGATAAGTATTCCTCAAGAGAAACAGTTTATACTAAGGGAACTCCGATGCATGTTCGGGGTGCTTTAGTTTATAATCACTTGCTTAGGACTCAGAAATTAGAGAAGAAATATCAAACCATCCAAGATGGTGACAAGATTAAATTCCTCTATCTGAAGGAACCTAACCATGTGAGAGAAAATACCGTAGCGATGAATGGTCTTATGCCGAAAGAGTTCGACTTGCATCGTTATATTGATTATGAAACAATGTTTGAGAAAGCATTTATTGACCCATTGACTACTATAGTCACCAGTTTGGATTGGAAGACTAGACCAGTAGCAACATTGGAGTCGTTATTTTAGGAGTGAATATGAGTACATTAGATAAATTAAAAAAGAACTCAACGATAAAACAAACTGAAGTTTTATCCAAGAGTAAATTTCTGAACAACAAAGATATAGTTCAGACAACTGTACCCGCCTTGAATGTGGCATTGAGTGGTAAGTTGGACGGTGGGTTGAGTACAGGTCTAACAGTTTTTGCTGGCCCATCCAAACATTTTAAGACTGCTTTTGCCATGTTATTGTCAAAATCTTATTTGGATAAATACGAAGATGGAGTGGTGTTATTTTATGATTCAGAGTTCGGCGCTCCTCAAGGATATTTCGACAGTTTCGGCATAGACACAGACAGAGTTATTCATACTCCTGTCACAGACATTGAACAATTAAAACATGATGTGATGTCCCAACTCCAAGGTATCGAAAGAGGTGACCGTGTAATTATTATTGTGGACTCAGTAGGTAACCTTGCCTCGCGTAAAGAAGTTGAAGATGCGATTGATGGCAAATCGGTTGCCGATATGACTCGTGCAAAGCAAATGAAATCCCTGTTTCGTATGGTGACTCCTCACCTAACAATCAAAGATATTCCAGCGGTGGTTGTAAACCACACATATAAAGAAATCGGTTTGTTCCCCAAAGATGTAGTGTCTGGTGGAACTGGTGTGTATTATAGTGCCGACAATATCTTTATTATAGGTAGACAACAAGAGAAAGAAGGGAAGGAAGTTGTAGGTTACAACTTTATTATTAATGTCGAGAAGTCAAGATTTGTACGCGAGAAATCACGGATACCCATTGAGGTCACATGGGAAGGTGGCATCAGCAAGTGGTCTGGTCTCCTTGATATGGCTCTTGAATCTGGTCATGTGGTCAAACCATCAAACGGATGGTATGCGAAATCTAGTGACGATGATGCAAAGAAGGTCAGAATTAAAGATACATACAACAAAGAATTCTGGATACCAATCCTTAGCGATAAAACTTTCATCAAGTGGATTGAAGATAGATACTTGATGTCTGCTGACGCGATTATGCAGTCAGAAGTTACTGAAGAGGACATACAGGATGCCTACTCCGAAGTGTGATAGGTGTGAGAAGAGCATCGATATAGAAAACGATGCTGGAATATGTTTTCGACACGCGGATGGAGAAGCATATCTCTGTGAAGAGTGTGTCGAAATTGTGAAGGAAGATTTTTATAATGAGATTAGAACAAACAATACTATCGAATCTGATATTTAATGAGGATTATGTCAGGCAATCAATTGCACATTTAAGGGCATCTTACTTTTTAGATTCTGAGTACCGTGAGGTATTCAAATGTGTTCGTGATTATGTTACAGCATATAATTCTCCACCACAAAAAAGTGCAATTAAAATCGCACTACAAGAAAATAGAAAGATTACTGAAGACCTCTATGGAAAGTGCGAAGAACTTATTAATAACCTCAATGAGACAGATGAGGATATTAGATGGTTAATTGACCAGACAGAAAAATTCTGTAAGGATAAGGCAGTATATAATGCCATCATGCAGTCTATTCAGATTATCGATGGACAGGACAAAACATATTCAGTTGACTCATTACCATCTATTCTATCAGATGCTTTGAGTGTTGGGTTTGATAATAACATTGGTCATGATTATGTTGGTGACGCGGAAGCACGATTTGATTTCTATCATAGACACGAAGAAAAACTACCATTCGACTTAGAATATTTCAACAAGATTACTGAAGGTGGATTAATAAACAAGACACTTAATATTGCTCTCGCTGGTACAGGTGTAGGTAAATCTTTATTCATGTGTCATGTTGGTGCATCAATGATAGCTCAAGGTAAGAATGTTCTATACATTACATTGGAGATGGCAGAGGAAAGAATCGCTGAAAGAATAGATGCAAACATGATGGATGTTTCCATGCAAGATTTGAGAGACTTATCTAAATCTATGTACACAGACCGTATTCAGAAAATTCAAAACAAAGTTGACGGTAGGTTAATTGTTAAGGAATATCCAACTGCAACTGCTCATGCTGGACATTTCCGAGCACTTCTTGAAGAATTGAAACTTAAACAAAATTTCTATCCAGATATAATTTTTATCGATTACCTAAATATATGCGTGAGTCAAAGACTCCGAAACAATGCTGGTGCAAATTCATATACCATAGTTAAAGCAATCGCTGAAGAATTAAGGGGACTGGCAGTAGAGTATGATTTACCAATAGTATCCGCTACACAGACCACGCGAGGTGGTTTTAATAATAGTGATGTAGATTTGACAGATACTTCAGAGAGTTTTGGATTGCCTGCAACTGCTGATTTGATGTTTGCCCTTATTAGTACAGAAGAATTAGAACAACAAGGTCACATGATGGTCAAACAATTGAAGAATAGATATAGTGACCCTACAAGAAACAAACGATTTATGATTGGTGTTGACAGGGCGAAGATGAGATTATATGATTTGGATGATAATGCTCAACAAAATCTAGTAGATTCTGGACAGGAAGACGAACAACCTGTATTTGATAGAGGTACTTTTGGACAAAGATTAAACTTGTCTGATATAAAAGTATAAATAGGCATATGATTAGTAAAGTATTAATAGGTATCATTTTAGGAGGCGGTATCATTGGGTATTTGTATTACACAAATACACAAGCAGAACTTACTGAGCTCCGTGAATATAATATGGCTATGGAACTACAGGTGAAGACACAGAATGAGACTATTGATAAAATGTCTAAACAATACGAACAACAAGCGAAAGCGCTTGGTGAGTTGACTTCAAAGAACGCTGAGATTGAAGCGGAAATGACAAGATATCTTGATATTTTTCGTAGACATAATCTTAGTAAACTTGCTGCTGCTAAACCAGGCCTTATTGAACCAAGGGTGAACAATGCGACAAAAGAAGTATTCGACAGTCTCGAAAGCGATTCCGCTTTTGAGTTTGATACTAATAATTAACGGTTGTAGTTTAATACCAAAACAACCGCGTGAAGTAGAAATCAAAACAGTAGAGGTGCGTGTGCCTATACAGCACCCTGTTTATCCCCGACCAATCGACATGAAAGAACCACGCTGGTATGTCGTATCCGATAAAAACTTAGACGAATTTCTAGTCAAAATAGAAAAGGAATCTGGAAAGATGGTCTTCATGGCCATGTCTGTTCCAGACTATGAGCTCATGGCGTATAATCTCCAAGAGATTAAACGATTCGTGAAAGAAACTAAAGAAGTGATAGTGTATTATAGAACTGTTATGTCAGATGATGAAGAAATAGAAAGAGAAGATGATGCCCCGAAGAAAGAGGGGTTTTTGGACTCTTTTAAATCAAGAGGAGAATCTGACAATGGCAAAGGAAACGATTGACACAGGAAGAAATAAGGTAGATGTCGATTTAGAAAAGTATACAGATTTGGTTTTGAAACTTGACGAAGCTCAAGACAAAATCAGAGAGATGGAAAAAATCACTAAAGAACTGAAAATTGCTACAAAATCAGCACAACCGTCTGAGAAATTCTCATTCGGTGCTCTGTTCAGAGATGAAAATGATATCAACGAGAAGTCTATCATAGGATTTGCATCATTTGTTATGATGCTCGCGTTTGGTATTGTTGACTTAGTAACAGGATTTTGGGGACAAGATATAACAATATCTGATACAATTTACACTTCATTTGTGGTAGTAACTCTGGGTGCTTTCGGTATTGCAGAAGCTGGCAAGGCATTCAGTAAACAATAACCCATAGACATAGGAGAAAAAACCTAGTGAAAAATGCGATATTAGCTTTCGCGTTTATTATGGTAATAACAGGTTGTACTAGTAGTGGAATACCTTCTAGTTCATACATCCCCCTTAAACAAGAAGATACTATCACCTATTGTGAGACTTTTGGTGGCAAGAAGTACTGCCAGCAAGTCCATCACGATTATGCGGTGGATAAGATAAACAATTTTCTTGTACATGGGAGAAGGTTTTAATTAAATCATAAGTCATTGATTTAATTGACAATTTAATTGCAATTATTTTCGCTTTGGCCCTTGACATTTGGGTCAAAATATGAGATCATGATCATGTAATTTGGAGATTGAGAGAATATGCAAAAAGAAATTGAAAACCTTAAAACCTTGATTGTTGAAGACTACCATAACTGGTCTTATAGGTCATGGATGGCTAGTGGATACGACATGAGTAGGTTTGACGCGAAGATTGAAGAGTTTGAGAATGGTTTAGAGGTCAAAGAGGGTTCTAAATACATTAAAATCATTTCAGACAGGTCTGTCTGGGGATTCATTGTCAAGGGTGACAATGATAAGTTATTCAAAAAGGGTGATGTTTTGAAAGCCGCTGGTTGGAATGCCCCCGCTAGGAACAAACCTAGAGGCAATGTCTTTGAGATGTTGGAAGGTAAAGGAACCAGATGGGTAAGATGGACTGGCCCACAGTATTTAGTTTAGGAGAGAGTATGAAAATGGAAGGTGACATAATTGCTGAAAAGGGTTATCTCAAAACCCAGATAGAAAAATGGGAAGGAATTGTAGATAACATTGATTCTGCTGTTCGCAATGTGAATGACGAAACAAAAGTTATTAAGTACAATGATGTTCCTAGTAACATTTATCTTGCTGTTGAAGGGATTGCCGATACATTAGGACAGAAGTTGAGTCTCGAAAAAAGTCAAGAACTGAAAAAAGAACTTGAATGGAAAATCAACGAAGTTCGTGAGGCAGTTAACGCTTTGGAGTCTGCCATGTACGATTTGGTAGAACCATTTGAAGACATGAAAAGGGATGCTGATAATACGAAAGATGATTTTGAGTATGAACTTGATGACTTGGAGTGGGAACAGGAGAAACTTCAAAACGCTTCATAGTTTTAAGGCGAATACAGGATGCCTGCTAAAGTCTGTATAGGTTGATGACCGAACATCCACGAGGGGAATGAAAACGCCCCTCAACTTTTATATACAGGATAAATTTTTATGACGAATGAAAAATTACAAACAATTGCGGATGAAATATCAGAATGGCCAGATGACAAAGAACCAATCGCTCAAGATATCTTAAATGCTTATAAATTTATATATAGATTGTTAGACCCAGAAGGATTTGGCTTCGCGGTCACAGCAGAAGTAAGGGACTGTGCAAGAGAAGTTCTTGGTATGCCCAAAGTAGAACAACAATTATATATGCCCAAAGATGAGTGATGAATTTGAAAATCCGAGACAACTAGAACTATTTCCAAACAAGCGGGAAGAGGAGACTGAGTTGACCAAAGAGCAAAAGTTTGCGCCTGAAGAGATTGAAAATTCTAATCGAATATTTAAATCAGCTACACCAAAATATGATATCAGTTGGTATGTAAAATGGATTTCATCAATACTGATATTAATCGCACTCTCAATAAGAGCTGCTGATTATCCACGCATTTATGATATGTGGTTTGGTTTTGTGGGTATGATTGGTTGGACTTATGTAGGAATTCTGTGGAAAGATAGAGCGATAATAATAATGAATGTTATTAGTACTGCTCTTCTCTTGATTGGATTATTAACACATTATAGGGGAAGTTTTTAATGCCTATTTACACAATTGAGAACACCGAAAACGGTGAAATATTTGATGTTATGATGAAGATATCAGATAAGGAAGCGTGGTTAAAGAAAAATAAACACATGAAACAGATTATGACCGCACCTAATATTAATAAGGGTGGTGTGGGAGACCGCGTGAAGAGGGATGGCGGAATGAATGAAGTGTTATCTAAGATAGCAGATGCAAATCCAACATCTCCATTGGCACAAGATTTTGGTAAGAAAGATTCTAAATCCGTAGTACAGAGGAAAGTTGCCAAGAAAGTAAGGGACAGTATAACAAAGTCGTGATGTATAAATAGTGGAGTGTCAACTCAAGTGACACACTCAATTCATGGACGAAAAGAGGACTTAACAATGAGTACGCTAGTTAAGGTGGTCATATCATTGGTGACTGTCTTGATGGTAGGCTGTACGACAACAAGTACAGAATATTATGAAGCGATGCGACAGGCTGCGGAAGCACAGGCTTATGTTCAAGAACAAAAGTTCAAGGCGCTTTCTCAACTTGCTCAGTCTAGTGATTCTGGTGCGGCTAGTGCCGCTGTAATGGCAATTGCTTTGACTCAAGAGCAACCTATT